GAGGTCTCCATGCTCATCAGCGGTGCCATCATCGGACAGGACACCGAAAACGGCAACTACTCCAAGGAGCAGAGCTCCATCGGTATGCTCGACCGCCTCATCGAGAGCGACCGCCGTATGGTGGAGACCTATATGAACGCCGTCGTCATCCCGGCATTCACCGCCATCGGTTGGCTGCCGCAGAACAGCTGCCGTTTCCGCTTTGCCGCCGTCGAGGATCCGGAACACACCTGGCAGCTGGTGAAGGACATCCTCCCTTACAAGGATGTGGACAATGACTGGCTTACCGAGAAATTCGGCATCCCCGTCAAAGACAAGCAGCTCTCCCTCGAATCCGGGCTCTCCGACTCCGACCGTTTTTTCGTCTGACGGGCGGCCATCCGTCGCCCACCTACCGCGACTTCCATCTGGCACTGCGCCAGTTGTATGGGTTGGATTCTGTGGGAATCCCCTTTTCATTGGCCGATAATCCCCATTTCAACCGTATTGCAACGGCATTCCAAAAGGCCGTGAACCACATCCACCGCAACAAGGGCTACAAGCCCGAAATGCTGGCCGACGCTCCCGTGCGCGAGCTGATCACCGCCACCTGCGACATACTCACCGAACCGTTGCACAACATCGGCCTCCGGCAGGAGGTGCCGCCCGAACTCACCGCCGCCATCGACGAAAACACCTTCTACTTCTCCGGATTCAAAACCCACCACGAACTGGTGGAGGCATCGCGCCTGCTGAAGGGCGACGACGGCAACTTCAAACCCTTCGAGCAGTTCCGCCGCGATGTGGAGGCCATCGACAGCACCTACAACCGCAACTACCTTCAGGCGGAATACAACTTTGCCGCTGCCGCCTCGCAGATGGCCGTAAAGTGGAAGGAGTGGGAACAGGACGGCGACGACTACGACCTACAGTACCGCACGGCCGGCGACGACCGGGTGCGGGAGGAACACGCCGCCCTCGATGGCGTCACTCTGCCGCCCTCCGACCCCTTCTGGAACCACTACCTCCCGCCCAACGGCTGGAACTGCCGCTGCACCACCGTACAGGTGCGCCGTGGCAAGTACCCGCAGAGCAACTCCGAGGAAGCCATTGCACGCGGGCAGGCCTGCACCGCCAAGCCCAAGCAGCAGATCTTCCGCTTCAACCCCGGCAAACAGGAAAAGATCTTCCCTCCCAAACACCCGTACTTTCCGAAAGGATGTGGCAACTGCCAATACAAACGATTGAGTTATGACCCGAGCAATCCCAACTGCCAGGCGTGCAAGGCTATCCAAAAGTGTATAGAGCGTGCGAAGAACTTGCATACGGAAGTCGTCAAAACATTCAAAAATGGTGGAGTGGTTGAGGCATACACCAATATTGACAAAACCACAGATGACTACAGGCGTATTGAAAAGACAGCAATGTCTTTTGCAAAGGAAGGCAAAAAAGTGGTTATCACACCTAAATTCGATTCCCCCAAAAATTGCCCTGACTATGATGCCATATATGGCAGCTTAAAAGGAACAGACTATTATGGCAAATGCCCCGATTTTAAAGTTGGTGAAATATGGTATGAACACGAGGGCTTCACCGGGAACAAACCAAAGAATTCGTTCCGAAACATGTGTAACCATGGTTTCAAGCAATCGGACAGAATTGTCATTGAGGATTGCGGTTTGACAGATGGTTATATGCTTCGCTCTATTGCAGGACAAATCAAGTCAGGAACAATTATTTCGGAAGTTATAGTTCATTCAAAGAATGGGAATAGGATTCTGTATAAAAAGACTGAAGGCTGATACAAAGTACCAGCCCAGTATTCGACGAATCCGCAGAATCATCGCGGCAAAAATACAAAAAATTTGAAACATACAACACCCAAAACGAAAAATTATGAAAAAACAGAAAACTGTAACAGAAGTCTTGAACACAACCATGATTGACTTCTACGAGGAGAACATCACAAAAAAAGACCTCCTGAAGAAACTACAGGAGGCCTTGGACAATTTCACAGAGTGCGAAACACTGCACTCCATCACACTGCGGTCTATTGTCAGGGTTAATCAGAGGCCGAGTCTTGAACAGAAGATAGCTTCTGTACTATCTCGACTAATTCAGGATGCCGATTCTGCATGTGATTGAAAACTTCATGCAGACACGCTTTGTACTGTTGGATAAATTCCTCTTGCTTCTCTGGAGGAACTACCATCCGTTTGATGGCTTTAACCATTGCAAATGCCTGAATCGACTGCTCAACCGATTCTAATAAAACATCATCTTTAGTCATAGTACTATAATTTAGGGTTAAACAATTCCGCAAAATTACAACTTTTCACTTTTAACTCTCAACTTTCAACTATCATGATCAACAAGATCCTCCGCGACATCCGGATAGAGCTGCTCGACGAGTTCGACAAGAACTTTTCCCGGGGCGGCTTCTTCTCCAAGCCGTGGCCCAACCGGCGCGACGGTTCCAGTACCCATCTCAACAACACGGGCCGCCTGCGCCGCTCCATCACCGCACGCATCTCCGGGCATAGTGTCATATTCACATCCTCCGAACCCTACGCCGCCATCCACAACCAAGGCGGCACCATCACCGTAACCCCCAAGATGAAGAAGTTCTTTTGGGCCAAATTCAAGGAAACCGGGCAGGAACGCTACAAACATCTGGCACTGATGAAGACCGGTGCCAAAATCCACATCCCGCAGCGCCAGTTCATCGGCAACAGCCCCGAAGTGACCAAAGCCGTAGAAGACATCGTGCGCTCCGCTATGGATGCCGAAATGAAAAAAGTGGCCTCCCAAAAACCATAGTCATTAATCATTAACCATTGAGCATTATGAAACAGATTTTCCTTTCCATCCAGAACCGGCTTGCCGAAATTGAGGAACTCAGCTACATCGACAAAGACTGGGGACAGCTCCAATACGAGCAGCCGCCTGTACAGTGGCCCTGCGCCCTCATCGACGTGGCCAACATCGACTACACCCAGCAGGGCAACGGCGCACAAACCGCACAGGCCTCCATCACCATCACCGTGGCCGACACCATCCCCGCCACATCCTCCTACCAGTCGCCCACCCGCGAAGACTCCTACGCCATCATCGACCTGCTGGAGGAAATACACCAGAAGCTGCAGCTCTTCTCCAACGGCAGCACCTTCACGCCGCTGATGCGCACCAACCTGATGAAGGCCGCCGCCAACGGTGAATACGTAGTCTATCAGATGACCTACAAAACCGCCTTCACCGTCCTCAAACGCGAAACCGGCAAACAGTATATTACTGTCAATCCAGTTGTGTCAAAGCGTGTACCGGTCAACACCCAGCAACCCTGAACTTTTAACTTTTAACTCTCAACTTTTAACTAAAACAGCGACAGCTGATTCGTAACCACCGCAGGAACCGGCTTCTTTTCCCGCTCCACGCGGTTGCTGCCGTTCCCTATATAGCCGTCCACGCCGATGGCGTAGCGCATATAGCGGTAGAAAGTGGGTTCGCTCATCGGATACATCTCCACCACCTTGTGCCGGTAGATGTCGCGCATACACCCGCGATGGCTCTGCGGCTGGTAGTACTGGTCCACCATCCGCTTCACAAGCATAGCCTTTTTACAGAAATTTGCGTGCATAACCCGTTTTGTTGATGCTGCAAAAATACAAAAACGCCCGCTGATTGGCGGGCGTTGGTCTTCAATATGTTCATAACTTTCCTGAATCAGTCGCTGCACGCTGCAAGCGCCTTCATCTGCATATACACCGAGTACTGCCTTTCGATGTCCGCCAGCTGCTGCCGGAACTTCGGATATATCTCCACAAAACTGCCCATCTTCTCCACGGCATTGATGGCGGTGGCATGCGACACCCATCCGAAGAAATCCGTAATTTGGGGCAGGGTGGCCCCGTGCCGTCTCGCAATCAGCGCGAACATCATCTTCTTCTCAACCACACAGCGGCGGCGGGTCTTCTGCTTGAACGATGTGAAGTGGTAATAGTCGATCATCACATCATAAAGGTGGTTCAAATCATCGTTTGTCATGGTTGTTTCAGTTTTGCGGTTTCATACTGTTGTAAAGGTTCACCTCCCGTTCGCCCCAGTGGTCGATGGTCTCATTGATTTCCGAAGCCACAAAGAACGGCAGCGTGCCCGCTTCGGCCATCATGCCGGGAAGCACGAACTTGCTGAGCACAATCACCTCCACAAGACTTAGACGGAGCGTGATTTTGTCGCGGTTGGGGGCATAGAGCTTGTACATCCTGATGAACAGGTTCTCCAGCGTGTTGGCGGCCAGCAGCGAGTCCAGCCCGGAGATCTGCACCCGCCGTCCTGCCGCCAGCACACACTGCCCCAGCACCTGCATATCCTGCCCCGTCAGTTTCAATCGTATTTTTACCATACTCTTTTTTTGTTTCTTTGAGACGTGGCACGCCACGCTTTGAATTGTACGGGCGAATTATCATTCGCCCCTAACTTTTAACTCTCAACTTTTAACTAATCAGTTGTTCCACAACTGGTCGCTCAGGTAGGTGGTGGCGTACTTCTTGCACACTCCGGGCGGGATGCTCTGGAAATACTTCGGCACATAGTTGTAGGCCTTCACCCGCTCGCGTTCCGGCATCTTGTCCCACGCCCGCTGGGTCTTCAGCTTGCTGGAGCGTGCCTTGTCGTCGTACCGCTTCCAGAACATGTCGAAGGTGATTGCCTCCACCAGTTCGGTGATGACACCGGTGCGCCCGGTCACCTTGCCCAGCGCCTTGGAGGTGGCGGGCAGGTTCGACCAGATGCAGTTCCACAGTTCCGCAGATAACGGCACCGACGACATATCCACCATCACCAGACGGTCGGTGGCATCGTCGAAGCCGTAGGTCACGCATCCCTCGAACGCGGGGCTGGTCAGTTCAAACTTCCTCATTGCACACGGGTTCTTCTGGGTTGTCAAGCCAGTGCTGGTAGCGTTCCTGGATCTCCATCAGGCGGCGGGCGGCCTCCAGTTTCACGCGCCGTCTCTCAACGGACACTTCCTGGATCTGCACGTTCAGTTCGTCACGCTCGCCTTTCAGGTCGATGTCGCGCCGTTTGCGCTGGTAGCTTTGGTCGTTCTCCAAGCGGTGCAGCCGGTCCATCAGCCCGAACCGCGCCTGCATATCGCTGATGTTATTGATGCGCAATTTCAGGTCAAGCCACTCCGTCTCCATCGTGTGGATCCGCTCGGCATACTCCAGCATCAGCTTGCGGATGCGGCGGTCGTAGTCGCGCCGGATGCCGGCCATGTTGCTGTCGAGGCGCAGCAATTCCGCATCACGCTCCTGCGCCACCCTCGCCATTTCCAATTCAAATTTATTCATAATCAATGGTTTTTGTCGGTTATCGTTGTAGGGACGTCATAATATGGCGTCCCTGAACCCTATTCTTCCTTCTTCGGTTCCACGAAAAACGTCTCATCCTGCACCACGGTGATACCCACCTTGGGAAACAGTGCGACCACCTCTTCGCTCTCTCTATCGGCCAGCAGTTTCTCCTTGTTGGCCTCCTCGCTGGTGCGCACATAGCCGGGAAGGAACTCCTTCAGCATATTCACCACGCTGGCCCACGTGAAGCCCTTCAGAGTTTTCAGTTTCGGGGTGCCGGTGCGGAAGCCGATGGTGCCATGGGTGGTCTCCAAGCTCTTGCGCTTGCTGAATAGTTCGTCGCGGTTCTCAAGCGCGTAGGCCTGCAGGATGTCGAATGATTTCTCCTTCACCTCGCCCAGCTTGGTCAGCTCGTCCTGCCACTTTTCGCGGATCTTGGTCATCTCAATGTCCATGGTCGCGTTGATTTTCTGGATCCGTGCATCCGCTCTTGCATAATCAGCGAAAGCAGTTTCCATTTCTTCTTGTTTCACACCGGTGTAAACGGTCTTTTTTGCTCTTGTTTTTGCCATAATTTTTTCTAATTAAAAGTTGATAATTAATAATTGGTGATTTGATTTTTATAGACTGTGATTGCCCAGATATTTTGCTTGCCTTTGATATAGCGCAGAGGTTCTCTGAAGCGAACACATTCAATGATTGGCCATCTGTAACCTGTGAAGATAGGGGTGTCTGATAGTTCGGGTGTCCCGAAACGCACTGCGCCTACAATGCAGCTGAAAAGTCGGTTAACTTTGGCATAATCCAAAAAAAACTTATAACAGGAATCCGATACTTTGACCTTTGTCTTCAGAACGCTTTTCCCTGCATGAATAAGCACCCATTGTCCTATGTACTTCTCAGGCAATTTCCAGTTTCTGAACTCATATTTTTTCGCATCGGAAACCAGCATAGAGGCGTATGGCTGCATAACAGTTAAAACGGGGAATGATTGACCTGCCAATAGCATTTCGGGGCAGGACGTTTCAATGTCACTATATAGTTGATATACAAGTTCCTGAATCACAATAATTGGGTGGTTTTATGTTCTAATCAATACATAGGCACTTCTCTTCGTGCACCAGCCGTATCATTTCGCGTTCTCGGGCGGCTTTGCTCGGCCATTTGGAATGAGTGCGCCAAACGCCCCATGTGCCGTCGCCGCCGCAGATCTTGATCCGATACCCACCGCCGTTGTTGGCATCTTTATCGCCAGTGCGGATGAACTTGTAGCCGTCAGCCAATAGTTTTCTTCTTGTTTCTGTAATTGCATTCATGATTCTTGGTTTTAAATTGGTGGTTAATTTTCTGGTTCTTGCGGCCTAAGGAGTCCATGTTCTTCAAGCTGCTCATTGAGCCATTCCGGTACTCTTTCGTCTATTAATCCTTGAGAACGAAAGATAGTCTTGCAGGGGTCGTCGACAGCTGATTCATCCCATGTTATGGTTACCCCTCTTTTTTCGGTCTTCAGTTGGTATCCGAGAGCTCGGACGGCTTCGGCGATTCTCGCAAAACTGCTCTTTTGCGAAAGCCTGTACTTAAATAAATATCGTTTTTCTGTCATAACTCTTAACTTTTAATTCAAACTAACAAAGAAGTCCTCCTGCGCCATCGCCTCCACGGTCCGCTGCTTCTTGCAGAATTCCGCATAGATGCGGCTCAGCTCCGCAGGCGAAATCTCGTTGAAGCTGGTCTTGCCGGCAGCGCGGCACGCCACGCCCTTCACATACTCCATGGTGGGCTGCTGGCCACGCAGCTCGAACCAGCGGAAAATGGCCTTGATCACGCCCTTGCGCTTGCGGTCCAACTTCACCCGCTCAGGGTCGCCCTCCGGCTTGCTGTCGGTGCGTACCGACTCGCCATTGCGCGGGTTGCGTTGGTTGAGCGTGCCCTGGAGAAACTTGGTCAGGTCAAGGCACTCCAGAAAGCTCAGTTCCGACGTGTGCGAGGTGCGTCCTTCGGTAAACTCCAGCACCATCTCCGCCATCGCCTCGCGGTCGATGCCCAACTGCCCCGCCAGCCACCACAGCCGCCGGTTCTGTGCGTTGGTTCTCGGATTCTTCGTTACGGTTTCCATTACAGTACAACCTTTACATGTTTGCGTAAACTGATGCGCGGGAAACGTCCCTCTTTCAGCAAACGGCGGAACTTGTCGCGTGCCATGCTGCCCAGCATCCCGCCGCTCACTTTGCCGTCAACGCCATAGAAATTGATACTCTGGATTCTCGGATAATAAACTACTGTACTCATAACTAATTGGTTTTTGGTGAATATTAAATGGTTTATTCGGTTTCTTTGGGTTGCGAGACGGTGTGCGCACCGTCTCAACTTTTAACTTTTAGCTCTCAACTTTTAACTCCCTATGATTTGCGCCCCTTCATCCCAGATGATGTAAACCCCGCCGTTCTCGCCGATGAATCGGCCTTTGCTGTAGGCGCGGTAGCCCTCCACCCAGATCTTCAGCGAGGCATCGTACATCACGCTCTTGGCAGCACGTCCGGAAGGCAGCTTGCCGTCAGCGTGCGACACCAGGATCAGCAGCTTGCTGGCCAGCGTCTGTTTCAGGGCCAAATAGCTTCGGTAGTCGAGGCCGGTGTACTGGAAACTGTCGATGATCACGAAGTCCGCGCTGCGCCGTT